ATAAGCTGTGCGGAATTGGCGGTAACCGTCCGCGTCAACTATACCAAATAAGTCCCGTATAATCTGTTCCTGCCACGGCATTAAATGAAATGGCTTACCATGCCACTCGCCTGTAGTATGCCTTAGCATTTGAATAAAATTAACCGCAAAGTCGGCTCGCCGTTTATCGTAGTGAGAAGTCGGCAACATAAGCTTTGTCGGCGTATATTTATAATCACCCATCGGCGAACCTCCCCTCGTGGCAATAAAAAAGACCTACCAATTGGTAAGCCTTAAATCTATATATAAGAGGAACAGCCCCCTTAAGGGAGCGTCCTCGGTTGTTTTACAGTTAAGATAGTCGTCTTATAACGTCTTCGTTGAATACTGCACCGAGTGTAGACCCGTTGTCCCAATTCACAAAAACTGTAGCGGTATCGTCAACAAAACGCACCGTGCCTTTGTCCCCAGATTTTAATTTCGTGTAGGGGTCTGACATTGACACCAATTCAACCCTTGTACCTTGTGGATATTGGCTGCGTACCCGCTCGACCGTTTCTTTGTTCGGAAACATCATCGTTCACCTCCGTAGTTTTTTGAACCCAACTTGTAGGAACTGTTACCGTCCAAATTTTTCAGTAATATTTTTCGGATATTCTTAAATTCGTCCCCTATAACACCGAGGGAAAGAAGCCAGCACCGCATGGCGTACTTTGGGTTTTCTGTATCGCACTCCTTAGCGGTGACACGTTGTTTTTCCTTCGCAGTTTCGCAAATCTTTTGTATAAGGGTTGCGCAAGCGTTGACGGTGTTTCCGTCCGGTCTGCCATAGAACCAGGGGAATTTGAGCGTCTCGCCGGTCTGCTGAATTTGCAAATCCTCCACACCCAGTGCCATTTTCAGAAGCGGTGCCTTGGCATTCACCAGTTTGTTGAGGTTATCAAGCTTATCTGGCGTGAATCCTTGAAATGGGTACTCAATAACCAGAATATCTGCTTCCGGAACATCACTTGCCTGCATACCGTTTTCGCCTTGGTAGTCCTCACGGCGTGTGCGTCCCAGCCCCAGTTCCTCACGTTCGTCCAGCTGCAAGTCCTCGAAAAAGGGCACCTCATCCAACTGCCTCTGCATTGCTTTGGTAATAGGCGCGTTGGGGTTTGTGTACTGTCCGGGGTGGTGCTGGTCTATGTCGAGACAATCATCAAGAGCACCCATCCCACCAAGCCCGCTTTCGTAAGTGTCGGGTTCGTCATACTCCCGTTCCTCGGCGCTAAACCCCTTCTGGCACAAGGCGTCTTCCAAGTCAAGACTGTCCTTACCCGTAACCGTGCCATTTTTGTCAATGTGGTATTCACCCACCTCGTAGGCAAATGTAGGTGCTCCGAGATATTTTGTCGGCAAGTTTAGCTCCTGACTGATTGCGTCAACAAGCGACTTGCGTCCTGCACCCTTTAGATTATAAGTGATTTTCATGTTCTGTTCCCACCCTTTCTTCTTAATGGTAGGTACATATTAGCGTAATGTGTGAATATTATCCATACATACTTGAGAATAAATATACCAAATAGAAAGGTCGGTTATTGTGTAGATTTCACTTGCTCTATAATACCTCTCAATACATATACCACACATGGCAGCGCGACCCCATTTCCCCACATAGAATATTCTGCAGAATCGGAGTAAGGGTTTGTAAGCCATTTTACAATCTGCATTTTGGATTTGGGTTTAGAAGATGTTCCCATGATAACCCTATGGGTTTCAAATACGTCTTTCCAAAAAGTTATATCCTCATCTGTAGGGTTATCAGTTTCAAGGTTCTGACACCAAAAATCAGGGAACCCTTGTAGCCGACAGCATTCAAGGGGTGTTAGTCTACGCACGGAATATGTAGGCTCGACTACACCGTTCTGATATCCGGGATTTGTTCCATTAACAAGCGTATTTGAAATGTCATCCTCACGGTAGCATTGGCTTTCGGCTTTCATCTGAGGATAAAAAGATGCAACGGCTGAAGGACCCTGTGCATTTAGTGTGGATGTAACACCGTTGTCTGTTATACCGAGATTCCTTGCGAAGTTCTGTCCGCAGTTGAAGGTTTCACGGTCAATGGCATAAACGACTCCGTGTTTGTCGGTACAATTAAGGCAAAAAGATACATTTTCATTTATACCGCTGCCGTTCGGGCCGTTTTTATCTTTTCTGCCAATCATGGAACCCTGCAGACAGATACTACGACCCGTTGACATTCCGCAATTTTTACCAATGGAAGGCATAACCTTATCTTGCTTACTGTTATATGGGTCAAAACTAAATCCTTTTTTTGATTCAACAACCGCAATTCCGCCTTGATTGCACCCCGGGTTACCACCGTTTGCGTCAATTGTCCGACTTGTTTCAGCCTCATAAATTCCACTGCTGGGATTATCGGACTTCATTGAATTACTGCCATCAGAGCAAATCCCATATACTGTTGGTGTTTTCTTCACTACAAAAGGCTGATTATTACCACCCATACCGTATGTGGCGGAAACTGTCTGAGCCTTTTCAAGGGGGCCGATGTATCTTGTATCCTGTGAATGGTTTTCAAAAACACACTGTGTTCCTTTATAATCACTGCCGAGCAGAGTATGTGCAGTGTTTTCGGAAATCGGTAAACCTTGCTGCCGTTCGCCCATAACGGCAACGCAGGTCTGATTGTCTCCCATTTGTGCTCTTAATGTGGATGTTTTTTCAATCTCACATTTTTTACCCAGCCTTATTAATGCTCCCGGCTCGAGGCTGATTGTCGGACAAGTGCTTGTTTGAGCATAGGTGGTAATTCCTTCCCCCTGTTTTCCGCTCTGCGCAGTATCCCTAAGCAGGCCTTCTGACTCAAATAATATTTTCCCGGCACTTCCGCCTGCAAAATCTGCGACAAGGTAGATTCTACGGCGTCTTTGGGGGACTCCCCAAAATTGTGCATCGAGTGTTCGCCAGGCAACGGAAAAATCATCTCCCAGGCAGGAGCTGCCCCCTGTAATTTCTCCGGCGTGCAGCCATTTATCTTTTTCAGGCATAGGAACAGATAGGGTTTCGTCTTTGATTTTAACAATTTTTTCAAGGACACATCTAAAGTCTTCGCCTTTTGCGCTTGAATATGCGCCCGGCACATTTTCCCACACGATAAATCTTGGATACCTTCCATTCGTAGCACACCTCATTTCCTTTATAATCCTAATCGCCTCATGAAACAGATTAGATTTATCACCACCCAAACCATGCCGTTTCCCCGCCAAAGACAGGTCCTGACATGGCGAGCCGAAGGTAATAATATCAACCGGTTCAATTTTAGAACCATCAATTTTACATATATCACCGTAATGCTTCATATCTGGAAACCGTTTAGTTGTAACTCTTATAGGAAAAGGTTCTATTTCACTTGCCCATACCGGAGTGATACCATTTAAAACGGCCCCAAGCTGAAAACCGCCTGATCCATCAAAGAGTGAACCGAGCGTTGTTTTATTCTCCATTGCCGGGCACCTCCGAATACGGTATTCTTTCACCGTCCCTCTCAACAAAAACACCGTCGGCACTTCCGACGGTTTCTATATACCTTTTTACAATTACATCCACAAATTTTTCGTCCAACTCAATTAAGAAAGCCTCTCTTCCTAATTGTTCGCAGCAGATGAGCGTTGAACCGCTTCCTCCAAATGGGTCAAGCACCACACCGTTTGTCTGCGTGGAGTTTTGAATCGGAATTGCGAGTAATGGTATGGGTTTCATTGTCGGGTGCTTTTCCGAGCGTGATGGTTTGTCGCAATTCCATATCGTGGATTGTTTGCGGTCACCGTACCAGATATGCTTTCCTGTTTTCTTCCACCCATAAAGACAAGGTTCGTGACACCACTGATAATCGCTACGTCCAAGCGTAAATGTGTTTTTTACCCAAATGCAGCAACCTGATAGTTTAAAGCCTGCGTCGTCAAATGCTTTTCTAAATGTCAGCCCTTTGCTGTCTGCATGAAATACATAAGCCGCCCCATCAGATGCAAGGCACCCTAACATTTCCGAAAATGCACTAAAAAGAAATTTATAAAAGTTTTCATCCGTATCAAACTTATCATTTTTGATTTTACCAGCTACACCTTTATCATAATCGATTCCATATGGGGGATCGGTGAGAATTAAATTTGCCTGTTTTCCGCACATCAAAACCTCATAGGTTTCGGGTTTCGTGCTGTCACCACATATAACTTTGTGCCGACCGAGTGTCCACACATCTCCAAGTTTCGAGAATGCAGGCTTATCAAGTTCCGCATCAATGTCGAAGGTATCCTCAGCTGCATCATCCGCACCAGCAGCAAACAGTTTTTCTATCTCCTGGGCATCAAAGCCTGTAACTTCCAAATCAAAGCCGAGGTCTTTCAAGTCGGCAAATTCGAGAGCAAGCAATTCCTCGTCAAACGTTGAATTATCGGTTAATTTATTATCCGTAATAATAAATGCTTTCTTTTGTGCCTCACTTAGCCCTTCGACAATTACGCAGTTTATTTCTGTCAAGCCCTCAAGCCTAGCAGCTTCAATTCTGCCGTGACCGCATAATAGATTGTATTTTTCGTCAACTAAGCATGGTGATAACACACCAAATTCACGAAAGCTTGCTCTTATTTGAGAAATTTGCTCTTTGCTATGTTTGCGTGAATTCCTCACATACGGGATTATATTTTGGATTGATACCATTTCATACCGTTTAGCAATATTCATATTCATCCTCCAACAACAGTTCGATTTTTTTATTTGTCCGTGCAAATTCACCATGATATTAAACAGCCGCCCTGTCATAGGCGGCTGCTGCATCAATTACTTTGTCGAATGACACTAATCAGAAACCTCTGTTAAGTAGTAACGACAAAAATTCATTCTTTTCTTCATTTTGGCTACCGCCATAACGGTTGATGGTTTGCATAATCAGGTTGAAGTCGTCTCGCATTGCTTTGTAATAGCCTTGCCCTGCAATGACATAAGGCGAGAGCTTTAAGTCTTTTGTCATCCTGCCGATTTTACGGTTCATGCATTCGCAGGCAAGAAACCCCTGTCTATTGAGCACATAGTCGGTTATGGTCTGCGGTGCGACAAAGCCGTCGCAGCCGCGAATGGCAATGTAATCCTCAATCTCAGCACGCAAAATATCAGCCGACGGCACCTCTTTTTCACACTCTTTCATAGCCATTCCGAAATACTCTGACATAATATTTTTATACACAGCTTTTTTAATTGGCGGTTTTGTAACAACAGACGGGGTTTTTCCCTCAAGTTTCTGCTCTTTTTGATTTTTTCGTGGCCTTCCAGCCCCCGGACGAAACCCTCCACTAGGCATAAACACTGGCTCCTTTGATTTTTAAGCATTTTTTTGATTTTTGATTATTGAAAAATTCACACGAAGGGTCGCGCCCGGTCTCCTTCCTTATTTTTACAGAAATCGCATACCCCCTTATCCCCAACGGTCACCTTCACGTGCAGTAATTCTGCTGTGGCAGGACTTGCAAAGACTCATAAGGTTATCATCATCATGCGTTCCACCCTTAGACAGCGGTAGGATATGGTGCACTTCCTCTGCGGAGGATAGTCTATTCTTTTTGTAACATTCCTCGCACAAAGGATGTGCTGCGATATATCTGTCACGGATTTGTTTCCATACTCTGCCGTAACGTTTTCGGTGTATAGGGTCACGCTTATATTTATCGTACTGCCTGTCGGTTAGCTTTTTATGTTCCTCGCAGTATCTGCTATCTGTCAGCAGTGGACACCCTGGGTGAGAACACGGGTGCTTTGGTTTGTACGGCATTTGCTTCACCTCACTATTTGAGTATGTAAAAAGGACACTCCAAGCCGGAGTGTCCTTTGATGTTATTTTGCTATTCTAATATTATCACAACCCGTTACTGTATTTCCACTACTTTTACTGCCAACTTTATAGAATCCAAAGCCCGGCGATGCATTTTGAAGATGCTGTTGATATTGTAGCGCATGTCATTAGCAATCTCGTTCCACGGCTTAAAGCATAGGTAGCGGAGCTCAAGTAAAGTGCGATACTCAGAGTTTTGCACCCGCTTGATAGTTTCAACAATATCTCGTTTGAGGTCGATAAGGGTTTTGATGTCGGCATTAATTTCGTTTTCAAAGTCAAGTATCTTTGTTATTATATCCTCCATGCTGTGGACATTACGGCTTCCGTTCGATGGAAGATCAGAAAGGGTGGATGTCGCTTTCATTGCCAATTCCCTAAGCCCACGAACCTGCTCAAGTTTTGCATTTATCATCCTATCAACCCTCCAAGCCTGTGAAAGAAAATCCTTTACATTCATCGCGCATCGCTCCTTTCACCTAAATCGCACCCCGACCATGAAATTCGAGATAGCATATCACCATTTATGGTTACATTCAGCAAGGATTTATAGAATTCGCTTTTGACATTACCACACTCATATGCAGTCCAGCCGCGTTCACTTGCTGATTTATCGGGACGTGCAAAGCGGCAGGATATGCATCTTATATGTTTATTTTCTCTATTGTTCATAAGTAACTCCTTTCAAGCTAGCTTTCACAGCCTCAATAAGTGCGGATTGTGTTTTTTCTTTTTTTCGCAAGGCACCCATAATGATTTCATCAATAGTGCCTTTCGTTATAATGTGATGAATAACAACCGTTTCATTTTGCCCTTGTCGCCAAAGACGGGCGCTGGTCTGCTGATATAATTCCAATGACCACGTCAGCCCAAACCATATAAGTGTTGAACCGCCGGTTTGAAGATTCAGTCCATGGCCTGCTGAAGCAGGGTGGATAATCGCAACAGGGATTTCGCCATTATTCCAACGCTTTATAGAATCAGAGGAGTTAAGACTTTCCACATCATATCGTTTTTGTATTCGTTCTAAATCATGCTTGTACCAATAAGCTATTAATACTGGTCTGCCATTAGCACTCTCGATTAAATCCTCCAGTGCATCAAGCTTGCGGTCATGAATGTCAAAAACTTTTTTTGCCTCGCCATAAACAGCACCGTTTGCCATTTGACATAGTTTATTAGACAAAGCTGCGGCATTTACTGCATCTATTTCCTCGCCCTTTAGTGTTAAAACTAAGTCCTGCTTTAAACTGTCATACTTTTTTCGCTCTTTTTCGGAAAGTGCTACAACAACCTCGTTTATAACGCATTCTGGCATTTTAAGATAGTCGGTGCTTTTCATGCTGATAGTTATATCTGATATAAGGCTGTAAATAGACTCTTCAGCTCCCGGCTTTGGTTTATAGCTAAATATAATCTGCTGATTACGCTTATCCGGAATAAAGAAGGTATCTCTGTAATTCCCTACAAACCTACCCAGACGTTTGCCCGTATCCAGAAGTCGGAATTGTGCCCATAAATCCATAAGACCGTTACTTGACGGTGTACCTGTCAGACCAACAATTCTTTTCACAAGAGGTCTTACCTTCATAAGGCTCTTGAACCTTTTTGCCTGATGTGATTTAAACGATGACAGCTCATCTATAACCACCATATCGTAGTCGAAGGGTATACCGCTTTTTGCAACAAGCCAATCAACATTTTCTCTGTTAATGATATGAATATTAACCTTTTGCATTAACGCAGCCTTGCGTTGTGCTTCACTGCCGACAGCCACAGAATATGTAAGCCCTTTTAGATGGTCCCACTTTTCTATTTCTGCAGGCCAAGTATCCCTGGCGACTCTCAGTGGTGCAATAACAAGAACTTTAGAAATTTCAAACCTTTCAAGGCAAAGGTCATAAAGGGCGGTAAGGGTTATAACACTTTTTCCTAAGCCCATATCAAGCAGTACAGCTGATACAGGGTGCTCTAATATGAAATTTGTTGCATATGTTTGATATTCATGAGGTTTGTATTTCATCAAGAACCCCTCCAATCTGCTCTGAGCCGTCAATACAGTAAACCAAAAAACCTAACCTCTCCAGTTGCCTTTTTCGTCTTACCTGCAAAGGTCGCATAATCTTGCCGGGGGCTTTCAGTTCAACAAATGCAATCTTACCGTTTGGTATAAGTACAAGGCGGTCGGGCATTCCATCAAACCCAGGGCTTACAAACTTCGGCGCAATGCCTCCCATATTTTTAACTGATGATACAAGTTTTTGCTCTATATTTTTTTCTGTCATTCCAATACCTCCGATTCTATAAGGTCAAAGATATAGTGTTGTGCTGTTAAGAAACTGTACATTCGTCGATTGTTTTTCCAATGGTACTGCTCCCCGTTGATGTTTATTTTATAAAAATCACGACCATTGAAACTGTCTTTTTCGATTACGATGGGTTTTCGTTTATAACACATCTCCCAACGACTATTATTTTTGGCAATCCATTGTTTTTTAAGATAGTGCGACTTCCTTTGACTACGCCGTTTCGCCTTTGTATCACGCTCTTTAGCAGCAAGAATGTTACCCTCCATAATACCGGCGCAAATGCAGCCAACCATAATTTTCTCCGCATAGTCATTGTGTTGCATCACATGGATATACCGAACCGCAGGATATCCGCAAAGCTGACATTTATACTCAGCCTCTTCAAAATCAATTACTTCTTCACAAACCCAACCTTCAAGAGGCGCTCCAATTTTTTGAAGCATTTTATGACATCTATATATATAATTTGATGATATCTCGTTTTCCATTTTTACCTCCCATCTGACACAACTTAAAAAAGTTGTGTCAGTATAAAACGCCCATTCTATGCGGTTTTAGCAAGGAACAACTGCACAAGTGAACAACTTTTTCCCTATATTTACTACGCGCGGTATGGAACAATATCCTATACCCTTATATAAAAAACCCTTTTTGTATATAAGGGAGATTAGTTGTTCACTTGTTGCCAAACAGCCTATAAAGTCGCATACAGCAAGGGTTTTAATCATTGGAACAAGTTCGACGATAAAGTCGCTGCCTACCATATAGGCCTAACCGTTTCATTTCTTTTGTCCTTTGCCATCCATCAACTTTTGTCATCAAAGCCGCTAACGCGTAACTATCTGCAGGTTTCAACTCGGCGATATTTCGCCCAAAGCATTCACTCCATATTTCAGCGTTGCTGACAGTCTCACGAATCTCTGTGCCTTTAGGGTGTGTCGGATCGTCGGTGTTGCGAATGTAATCACGGCGAGCGTATATGTCCATATCGCCCCAATTTTCCGGTAAGAGCCTCTCGAGATACTCTTCAACCATTCCTTGGCGCTCGTCAACCTCCATTGCCTCGCGCTGTGCTTCCTCTGAGTCTTTTATTAGTTCGCCCTCAAGGTAAAGTTTTTCACCGCTTTCCCATATAACCTTAGCCTCAGCCCATATCTGATTACGTTCATCCTTTGTGAAATGCCACCTTTTGACTTGCTCCTCCTGGTGTACCTTAACAATCCAAAAGCGGCGGTTGCCCGTAATATCACGCAGATATCCGCGCTCGCCGTTGACGGAACCTATAATAATACATTGGCGTGGATGACTCTCCACTGTTTTTCCGTAGCTTGGGCGGTATTTATCATCCGAGGTAGAAAGAAACGCCTTGACTTTCTCAATGTCAGCCTTTTTCATTCCGGCAAATTCGGGTATTTCAACCACCCAAAAACCCTGCAACTTTTCGGCACCAGACTTATCGTCCATATCGGTAAGAGAAAGTGTTTCGCTATAATATTCATCACCGACAAGGTCTTTAAATAATGTGCTTTTGCCAATGCCCTGAACACCGTCAAACACTAAAACACTATCAAATTTTGTGCCGGGTTTATATATTCTTGCAACAGCTGCAGCAAAGGTTTTTCTGGTAACAGCCCGTACATATGGTGTGTCGTCTGCTTGCAAACAGCGAACCAGCAGTGTTTCCACCCTTGATACACCATCCCATGCCGGTAAACTGTTCAGATAATCGCGTATTGGGTGGAAACGCCTATCATCAGCGACCTTGGTAAAACTGACATGGTGATTGCGATCGGAAAAGCTGACATAACGGATATCGATTAATGCTTTTATTTGAGCCGTATCCGCATCTCTCCAGTATTTATTGTCAATAGGCCTACTCCACGGAACATCTCCCGTAATCTGAATTCGGTTTGCCATTTCGTTATATGCAAAATTCGCAAAATCGGGGTCGTTGTTAAGAATCAGCATTTCGTTCCATACGCTGTTTTGCAGTACAGTACTACGAGTCATATATTTCAATTTTTTTCGCCAGTCATCGGCAAAATCTTCTTTAATGCTCTCCGCCTTTTCTTTCGCAATTTGTAGTTTTACTTCATCGATAGACAATGCAAATTCAAGCATACACTTCATAGACTTCTTCTCATCGTCACCGAACTTATGAACCCTTACAAGGTCAAAACTATTGAGCAGTTTACCGCAAGCGGGGTCGGTGGCATGGTGGCTGTATGCAAACTTATCGTCATAAATTACAACGCCGGCACTGCTATCGGCGGGGATGTAATCGTATCTGCCACTCATGACGGAGGGAGCGTATACATCGGACAAAAATGTTTCAATAACATCTTCAATGCTGTAAGCACGGCAGAACGAACCGACCACACCATCCTTTGCAAGGGGGTCCTGCTGCTCTTTAACATTTCGCATTATAATTTCAGATTGACGGCTTGATACAGGCCAGGTTGATACATCACGCCAGTCGTTGTATTTTGAAAGAAAATCGTCCGGGTTTAATAATTCTCCGTCCTTTTCTTTAAAGAAAAATTCTCCGTTTGCCGAGGTAGAAGGCCAGTACATAAGTCTGCAAGGCTCATATGTTGTGTCATCAAAAAGGTCAATTCCTATGTCCTTTGCTACCATTCTTGCAACTGCCGGGTATTCATCTTCGCTGATTTCACGATGCAATGGCAGGATAAGCCTGAGACGCGGATTTTCGGGTGTATGTTTATGAGTAGAATATACGAGCAGTTTGTATGGCAGTTTGGATAGTGCCTCGTCCCAAATGTTCAGTTTCCCATAATCCATATCAAGAGTAAGCACCCCGCGGCACAGCACATTACCGTTTTGTCTTCTGCCCTCCTTTAGAAAACCACCTACAAAGCCACCCACATCTTTTATATCGTCCCGCCTTGCTTTTGTCATTTTGCTGTATTCCTAGACCGTCTCAACTGTTCGTATGGTTGACGCACACCTTGCGGAAAAAGATTCCCAGGAGATTTCTTTATTAATCCACTTTTTATATAAACGGCTGTTTGCAACTGCTATTTTCATAGATTCGAAACCTCCTCGCATCTGTGGTTAAAATACCTGATAGGTATACCTCGTCTTTGCGCCTTGGAAATCTCCCTTTTCATACCTTCCGAAATGTTGCCAAACACCCATAACTCATCACATTTACCGAGCAACACCAGGGCGAAGAATAACCCTCTTTCACGCTCATCGCTGTCGGTGTCATCCATAAACCTCGGATAATGTAGGTGGGGTGCCAAAGGAATGCACCCACGGCTTAATGCAAACCTACAATATCCGCACGCACGCTCGGTATTGCGATCTGTATCCCCCGAAAAGGGGGAGGCTATGTACACCAACGGCATATAATTTTTTTTGTACTCGTCCTTTGCTACCGATGTTAAAGCCTCATAGGCTGTTGGGTCACGATAACCTTCTTGATTGAATTTGTTTATACTCATCTTCTTACCCCCTATGCACCTAATCTTTTTTGCTTCAAGCGTAAAAAATACCATTCAAGAGTGCGTTTTCGTTTTTGATAGTCCGGTTCTGTCAGCACCAAACCTATATCCGCTTTTTGAAGTAGTGCAACATACCCAATTTGCTCTGCAGAAAGGTATGGCCTGATAGACGACACATCCCCAAGACCATTTTGCCTTTTAAACTCTTTAGCAGTCACCCCAAGAACAATGCGATTAATCAAATCCATTTCGTTTGAAAAGTGATAATGCATGGGCTTTTCATGAACTTCTAAAATTGCCTGTGTAAGTTCCGGGAACTCCAAGCGAGCGTTATTTAAGGCGTTTAAATATTGTTCCATTTCATTAAAACGGTTAATATAGGCTTCCTTAAATTGCATTGCTTGTGAGCCTGTAAAACCCATTACTACAAGAGTAAAGCCGTCACGAGTTAGCAAATATTCAGGTTGCATTTTATTCTGATTGTTTTTATATGAGGACGGTCGAAAATTCGACAGTCCAAATTTTCCACTAAGACCGCTACTAGGCTGAGTGATTTTTCTGATTGTTTCCAATATGTGTTGGTGGTTTTTCCCAAAAATCTCCGCTACAAACCTGCTACTGACAACAGATTTTCCGTCTTGCTCATAAAGACCGTATTTTGTATCCCATATTTTCAAATTTTTCATATACATCAATCTCCTTAATCTTTTTTATAAAAATCACATATAAATCCGTCTGCACTAAGCAATAATCCTTTTGCCCATATTGGGGTTTGTGCCATAACAGAGCAAATATCATCAAGGGAAGTATCTGCCGGTGCCTCGATTACAACCTCGTCATGAATATGCATTACAATGTTATATCCGGCATCGTTTAACCTTTGCATTGCTTCCGTCAAAATGTCTCGAGCCGTTGCCTGCACAATATTTTCAACAAATTTTGGGCCATAGCTTTCTATTCGTTCCCATTTCTTCGTAGTGCCAACGCCCTCATAAGTCACGCAGTCACTGCCGAATCGGTTCTCTCCAATGCGGGGTTTTACATATGCAAGCCTTCTGCCTGAAGGGAGTGTTATAAATAGCATTCCACTCTGATAAGAAAATCGAATGCCGTGGGTTTGGGTTGTGGTTTTTTCCCAAACCACCTTCATTATAGTACTGTCAACAGCCCACCAGAGTTTTGTGATATTGGGGTTAGCACTTCGCCATGCTGTAACAAGGGGTTTTAATTCATCTTCTGACAGCCCCATATCAAGTGCACCCATCGCCTTGAGTGCGCCGACCGATCCGCCGTACGAAAGAGCGAGTTCGGATATCTTACCTTTTTGCCTTAAATTTGCATTTACACCGTTTTTTTCAACAGGCACTTTAAACATCTGCGAGGCGGAAGCACAATAAATGTCTTCGTATTTTTCGAAGGCTTCCACCCGCCATATTTCCCCGGCAAGCCATGCGATTACGCGGGCTTCGATTGCCGAGAAGTCTGCAACAAAGAATTTGCAACATTGTTTTGGCACAAAGGCTGTGCGGATGAGTTGCGAGAGTGTGTCGGGAATATCTTCATATAACATTTCCAACGTTGGAAAGTCCCCGCTTTTCACAATTTCCCTTGCCTGTTTTAGGTCGGGTATGTGATTCTGAGGAAGGTTTTGTAATTGTATTAATCTGCCCGAAAATCGACCCGTGCGATTTGCACCATAAAATTGAAACATTCCCCGAGCGCGACTATCACTGCATACCGCATTTTCCATTGCCGTATATTTTGCTACACTCGACTTTGCTAACTGCTGCCTTAGGGATAACACTTCCCCAAGAGGCTGTGGTGCTGTTTTCAGCATTTCTGAAACAGCCTTTTTCCCGAGCGTATCCGCCTCCAGCCCGTTTTCTGCTAGCCAACCTTTCATCTGCATAACCGAATTGGGGTTTTCAAGCTGTGTAAGCTTTTGCATTGCTTGGGTTAATTTTGAACGGGATTTTTCATCTATTGCAATTGCACCGTGCACAAATTCCATATCAAGCATTACGCCACGGTCGTTAATTTCCTGGTCAAGGCAGTATTCATCCCAAATGTTTTGCGGAACGGGGAACTTTGACAGTTTTTCTTGTATAGCCATTTCAGTTTCAACATCGCGCTTGTTATACTCTTTAAAGGCGAACCATTTATCGGGTGCGTGGTGTGGCAGGTTTCTTGTGCGGCTACCGTTTACAATGGTGGGATTGCAAGGTTTGCAAAAATACCGTATAAGGTCTTTGCCTTCTTTTAGCTTTTGCTTTTCTAAGCCGAGCACTGTACCGACACCTTCAAGGGATAAAGGTAAACCCATATATGCTGACCATACCATTGTGCAATGCCATGACTGCGGTCTAAGATATTGCCCCAGCCACCTTGATAGGCAAACCCGCTCAAATGCACTGTTGTGAGCCCATTTTGTAACAGCAGGGTCAGTTAGCGCATTTATTACTTCTGGTGGCAGTTTTTCACCGTTTGAAATATCAAACACTTTAACCTCTCCGCCGTCAACGCTGTATGCAAACAGCAATATTTCAAAATCCTGTGATTCGGCATATCTATATACCCCTGATTTTTGTAAATCTACACTTGCAAATGACTCAATATCTATAGACAAGTTTTTCATAAACGACCCTCTTTTCCGATGTGGGTATAGGGCGGAGGTTGTCCGCCCATACCTTGTAAAAATTACGACAAGAAATCATCATTGTAATCGGTGGAGAAGTCATCTTCCGCACTTGCTCTGCCGCCAAGGGGCTCACCGTCTTTAGTCTTTTGAAGATTGTTAAGTCCGCAGGCAATACCTTTATTACCATTACTGTTAAAAGCATAAAAGTTAATGCTTGCCCTGCCGTATACACCGCTATATACCTCGGAACGGGTTATAATCGGATTGCAGTCTGCATCAACAATGCCGGGAGCGGTAGCGGAATTAGCATTAATAAAGTAGGCATCAGCATAGGCTGGATCGTCTGGGCGTTCGATATCCCCGTCACGCAGAGGTGTTTTAATTGCGGAAAGGGGAGGTACAGACTTGCCATTACCTTTAAGTTTAGATTCGCCCTCTTCATATGCAGCTTCTATTGCCGATTTAATTTTTGTCAGTGTTTTTGTATCAGACTTAGGTACTATGAGTGATACTGAAAACTTTGGGGTTCCGCCGTTTATTGACTTAGCTTCCCAGATATTTGCGTAGCTCCAGCGGGTGTCTGGGCCTGTTATTACTTTCGTGGGGTTTACTTTGTTAGACATAATTTTTTCCTCCTAAATATTATTAAAATCTTGTTTTGCTGTATTGATTGCCGGTCGTTTATCGCTCTCCGGTGCGAGCGTTGGTTTTCCTTGCGGTTTTTCAATTAAACCACCGAGTATTTCCTCAAAACGTTTTTTGCCGAGTAGTGAAGTCATGGCGGTAATGCCCATTACCTTATGTTCATACGGGTCAAAGCCTGCGGCACTTACCGTTTCTGCTACAGCCGTTTCGTCTGTATATTTACGGTTGGAGCGCCCTTCTACCAATTTCCACCCGCTCCACTGTTTACCGCTGAGGGCAGCCTGTAGGGCATAATCCTTAATATCGGAAGCCCAAGCTATTAAAGAGTCAATTTTGCTGAGAATATCTTCGACCTCATCATCTTCCAATATTGGCGGCAGCTTAAAGTCATACCGGGCAAATTCCATATTCACTTCGGCCCGTTTACGGCATTCATGTTTTGCTTTGCAGAATTGACACCATTCGCCGCAGTTGTATTCACCTTTACCGGCATAAGCAAGTTCTGCGGCAGGCTTTAAAACTTCCTCTGCCCATTGATACAGACTCTCCTTGAAAACTGTGTGTGTACTGATGTTGTCACGGCGTGGCTGGTATACGTTCATGGAAACTGTGTCAATATCGTATATACCGTCAAACAGTGCTAATGCTCCAAGTGCGTATAATTTCATTTGCGGGTTGTCGACCGCCTCAACTAAAATCCCTTGTCCGTGTTTATAGTCCACGATGTGGAGCGCACCGTCTGCTATCACTACACAGTCTCCGGTACCGAATCCGCCTTCAACGTATTTAGAAAAATCGAGGCGCTGTTCGATAAGTACAATGGGATCTTTGCATTTTTGCTTTGCTGTTTCCAACAGTTCAAGGATATACGCGACGTACCCGTCAGCGCACTCTTCCATTTCCTCGTTATAATAGGAAAGGGTCTCTCTGATGTCAGCTATGTGTGACAAATCATCTCCCAGTGCACAACGCAACTTATATTCGCAAAGCGTATGTGCTTCTGTGCCTTCGGCGGCGTATTCACTACCTTTTTCCTCGTAACTCTCACATAGCCTTATGGACGGTGGACAATTAATCCACCTGTGTGATGAAGATGCCGAAAGCAGTGCATGTTTACCCATTGCCTATCGCCTCCGCATCTTTTAATAGAGCTACGTACTTGTCGGGGTCAATCTCCGATAACTTTTCTGCACCGTGCTTTTGGAGCAGCTCTCGAACTTCTGCCGTACAGCCACTACGGGATTTTTCCGCAAGCACCCCCCTAACATCTTCAAGGGTTATGGCTTGGGGGGCAGATTGCGATTCTTCCGAACTGCTGAATAAAGAAGTTAATCCGTCCGCTACCGACAATAGGGACTGTGCCGTCTTTCGCAGTTCCTGAATGGTAAAATCAAGTCCATTCATTTTGCTCATCTAGTTTTCCTCCTCTCGATAGTTCTCTGATTTCCACAACCTCAACGCTTCTGCCGGGTGTTAATACAAACACACCTACTTTTTCACCAAGCAAAAAATTAAGAAGTTTACTGCGGATTGTCTTTTGACCGCTGCGTAATATTGGTGTTTGAGGTTCATTTACAGCACCGACATTAATGCAGACCTTGTGTTTTAGCATTTTAGTACCTCCGTTTCTGAGGGTTCTTTGTGTTCCTACGCCTTTACAGCAGAGAAAACTAAAAACTTAACGGGTTTGAGAAAAAATATTTTTATTTGGCTATCCCACCATAAAAAGTGGGATAGCCGCTGATAGGTTTATAGGTTGATTAAGTTACGTAGATTTTTAAAAGCACGGCTTAATAAGTTGCTGACAGCTGCCTCTGTTATATGTAGTTCATCT